ACACCGGCTGCGGCACTGGCCCCGATGGTCAATATAAATGCCACGGCACTGCACCTTCTTCTAATGGGATAGACATATCAACTAAGGTCGAGGAAAAATCCAATGCAGATGGCACAACCACTACAACCAAAACCGACACCGTAAGTCAGGTTAAATGCATTGCAGTCGGGTCCTGTGTCACTAATGTAACTACTAACAAATCTACAACCATCAAGAACGGAAGCGGTCAAGTCGTTTCTGAATCTGGTCAATGTACTGGCCCTGCTTGTCCGGCTGACGGCAAGGGCGGGAAAGGTGATAAAGACGGTGATGGCTTATCTGATTGCGTTACTGGTACATGTGAGGAAGAGGATGAACCCCCTCCATCAATCGAAGGTATGACCAAGCCAGCATCGCCTGGCAACTTTGATGACGCCAATGACGAATGGGACGAAAAAATAGAAACCGCCCGCGATGATATCGCTGAGAAGGCCGAAGAACTCGGTAAGTTATTTCAGCCTATACATTCTCTCAATCTTGCCGTAGGCAATCAGGAACTTGGCTGTGGACAATCCTTCGACACTGTTGGTGGTCAAACTGCATCTATCTGCTTCGGCAAGTATGAATCTCAGCTTGGCATTCTCGCCGCTGCTGTTCTCTTTATATGCGCCCTGGTAGCCCTGTTTATTATCTTCAAACCGGATTAATAAAATGGAATGGATAGCTGAGTTTTTTAACAATATTCAAGAGTTCGCCCAGGACGTTTGGGATTGGCTTTATATCGGCATTTACGACTTCTTTAAGGCTCTCCTAGTTACCGCTACTAAGGCCATGATCTACGCCTACCTTGAGGGGCTTCTTATTTGCATGGATGTTGCCTACACGGTCGTGCAAGAGCTTCTAGAGGATACTGGCGTTATTGCTGAGGTTCGCAATGCATATAACGCTATCCCTGCTGATGTTCGCGGCTACCTGGCCTTTTTTAATGTTCCCCAGGGTCTTACTTTAATATTCACTGCCATCCCAACGCGCTTGGCTATGAAGTTCGTCCCGATATTCGGTCGATAGGTGACATATGCCAATTAAAATCCATCACGGCCCTAACGGCTCTTACAAGACTTCTGGCGCTGTTTGGGATGATGCTGTTTTAGCTATGAAAGCGGGTAGGGTGATCATTACAAATGTCCGTGGCATGTCCACTGAGCGCTGTCTTGCTCTGTTCCCTGACTTGCCAGATACATTTGAATTGATAAATTTGAATACTCAAACCTCAGTTGATCTTGAAAGGGCGCGCACTTGGTTTCAGTGGGCTCCCAAAGATGCATTCCTTATATTTGATGAGCCTCAAACAATATTTTTAAGAAAGTGGACTGATAAGTATCTAGAGCGTTTTGACTTCCCTGGTGGAGCAGATGCTGCTGATGCTGCTGATCGTCCGTCTGACTTTCTCGACGCCTGGACTCGCCATCGGCATTGGAACTGGGATGTTGTTCTCTGCACCCCGAACATCCGTTACCTGCGCGACGACATTCGTTTGACTTCGGAGATGGCCTACCTCCACACCAATCTTGGCGTTTTGGGCCAGGCAATCAAGATTTTGCTCCGTGCTGATTACAAAGAGGTCATGCATAGCGCCCAGGACAACAAGCCGTCTGCAGACGGTAAAAACATTGTTCACTTCCGTAAAATTGACAAGCGAGTGTTCGAACTCTATGACTCGACAGCCACCGGCCAGCACCGCGACACCTTCACCGGTCAAAGCCTTTTGGGCAGCCCTAAAGTCCTTTTACCTGTTGGACTTCTTGCCGTTGTTCTCGCGTTTATGTATCAACGCACGGGCTTCTCTCTGGCCACTAATGGCCTATCTTCTGCTGAAACTGCGCAGGCCCTGCAGGTCGTTTCTGCGCCTGTTCAAGTTCCTGCTGAAGCGCCTGCTGCTGTGGTTGGTAATGACTTTCCTGATGCTGTATCTGGTGGGTCTGATAGTTCGAGTGGTCAGCTGACTGGCCCATTTTCAGGCGTCACCCTGAGCATCAAAGGCTGCCTTCACAATGAGCGCCAGGGCGTTATGTGTCTTTATCAGGCTGAGCATGCTGGCAAGACGTTCACTCTCAAAACCATCGATCTCAAGGCAGCCGGTTACAAGGTCGTTAACTATGGCCTGTGTGCCGCTGAAATTAGCCACGGTGTTTCAACGGTAACGGCCGTCTGTTCAGGCGAAAGCTACGTCGGCCGAGCTGATGAGCGAAGTTCCGAGCGAGGAAGCGAGGCAGGCGTTGCGCCTGCCTCGCAGTCGTCATCATCGCGACTAACCGTGGTTAATTCGGGTAAGCCTGGCCATTTGTGGTGATTTCTGCCCATCCCTTCACATTGTTAACCCGCTTTACCGCATCCGTTGGATAGCGTCAGGTTTAATCGGTGGTGGGTCCCGGAGGCAAAGCACCCAAGGTCGCGCTCTTGTTTTTTTGTGTTATCTTTTCATCAGACAAAAAAAAACCACCCCTGCTGCTTGGCGGCTATCAGGGATGGTTCGACGGGCGTCGGAGGCCCGTGCTATGGATTCTAGCGCATATCGTGACAACGCGACACAAGCGGCTCAAGCTGCTCCCCTTGGTAATACTGCGAAATCCTCTACCACCCCCGATGCAAAATCGAAGCGAGCTGAACGATACGAGGGCCTTGCTGTTGCTCGTTTTTGGCTTGGAAAGCATGTTGCCCGTGTTGATCCAGATCGCAACCCCGGCGACGTTTACCGCACTCACGATTGTCGCTATGTTCGGCGTGCTCGTACTGTCGATGTTCATTATGCCGCTCAGTTCCAGTCATCTCACTATTCGAACCTTGCGACCTGTGGCTCTGTCTGGGCCTGTCCGCTCTGCTGTTCGCTTATTCAACAGCGCCGCCGTCCTGAGTTAACACGCCTTGTTTCTTGGTCATACGAAAATGACTACAGACCTGCCATGGTCACTTTCACGTTCCCACACACCGGTTTTGACTCGCTCGCTCACTTGAAGGCAGCACAGAAAGCAGCCTTTGTTAAGCTCCGATCGGGTAACGTCTGGACTCTCTTTAAGAAGCGGTGTGGCTTCGGCGGTTTGGTTCGTTCTCTCGAGGTCACCCACGGCAAAAATGGCTGGCACCCACACACCCACGAGCTTTGGTTGATCAAGCATCTTACCCCTACTCAAGAGTCCGTTTTCCTGGCTGATCTTCGTGAACGTTGGATGAAGTGTTGTGTCGCTGCTGGCCTTCTTGATCCTAACGATCAAGCCAAGGTTTTCCATTTCCAGCTGCACTCTGTCGACGTTCGCTTTGGCGCTCAGGATTCCGATTATCTGGCTAAGCAGGATTCTTCCAGGGCGTGGGGCGTAGACCGTGAAATTGTTACGTCATCGAGCAAGGCTGGCCGCGCGAAAGGAGTACATCCTCATGAGTTCCTAATTCGGCGTGAGAAGGGCGATGCAATGCGCTATCTGGAGTATGTCCACGCCATGGCAGGCAGCCGTCAGCTCTATTGGTCGCCAGGTCTCAAAAAGCTTGTTGGTGTGCATGATATTGAGGATGAAGTGTTAGCCCTGGAGACTAACGAAAAAGCCGACTTTCTCGGCTCTTTGTCTGCAGATGAATGGGCGGTTGTTCGTCACAAGCGCCTACGTGCTCAGCTTCTCGATGTTGCTGAATCTGGCGATTGGTCGAAGGTTCAAGACTTCCTTATCCGAGTCGCCGGTATTTCACCCGACGGCCGCGGCGCTTTGCCTTACCCCTACAACGTTTAGCCCTTTTAACTCACGCTCCCTGGTCAGTTCCTCCCTGACAATCTCAATCAGCCTGGCCAGGTTTACTGCTTGTTGTTCGGCTACCCTTATCAGGTTTGCTACCGCTTCCCTTTCGCTCATCCTTCAGCCTCTCCAGTAGGTGCTCTACAGCTTCTGTCATAGTCCAGTCGTTTTCAGCACATAGCATTTTCAGCGCTTTGTGCGTCTCCGCTTCAAGTCCGATATTCCGCAGACGTTCCTTCATTCTATCGAATCCACCTTGCAAAGTCGTTTTTTGGTGTTATCGTGTTGTCGTGTTAACGCAAAGCTGTTAATAACCGACAACACTAGGATACCACTCATCATGAAACTGACCGTTGAAGTAGAGCGCATTGCCAAACAAGGCATGACCAATTCGAAAACCCCAAAACCGTATTACATCCTTGATTGTTTCGTCACCCTTCCCGGCATCAAACACCCTCAGGCTTGCCAGCTTTTTTCCTCTCAGCCTATGAATCCTGGCTTCTATACCGTTCCCCTGGTGGCGTCTGTTAAGGATCGCCGTCCAGCTTTCGAGCTGGATATGTCGGAGGCCGTTTCGATTCCTAAAGCTACCGCTGCCTAAGGGGAGGGCGCTGCCATGATCATTCACGGTTTCGTTTCCTGCGACCTTTGTTCCATCCAGATGGGCAAGCTTTGGAACCAGCCAGCGGCCGCGCCTGACCTCCTACCTGCTCCAGATTTTCATGTCTGTGATGACTGCCATAGCACTTCGATTTGCACCTGTGGCCAGCCCGGCTGCTGGTTTGCAGACCGTGGTCAATGCCTGCCATCTGAGGCTGCTTAATGCCAGCCGCCTATATCCCTTTTTGTACTCAATATTCAGCTCCAGTTGATGGCGTTGTTTCGTGCACTCAAGAGGAATGGCGGACGGCTCATGTACTCACCCCGGAGGAGTACCAGCTTCTCCTGGGAGGGATCGATCAAGAGATTCTTGACCTCTACTTTCTCGGGACTCTTGGTCTTTTTGCTGCGGGGTTCGGGATCGGCCTGATCATCGCTCACGTTCGACAACTTAAAAGGGTTTAACCATGCAACAACTCAAATCGCTTTTCGCTGCTCCAGGTAACGTTGTACGCAACGGCTGTATTGCACTCACCGGCGCTGCCATGGCTAGTCCTGCGCTCGCTGAAATCGACACTGCTCCTATCAAGCTAGCTATTGAATCAAACCAAGGCAAAGGCGAGGAGGTTGGCGGCTACGTCATCGCTGCTGTCATCGCCTTCGTCGTGGTCGCAATCATTATCAGCATGGTCAAAAAGGCCTAATGGTAATCGTCTCCGCTCTCCTGGGCGTCCTTATGGCCGGGGCGCTAATCCTGGGGATTAAGGTCGGCCAATACACGTAGCGGATAAGGGGTCGAAAGGCCCCTTTCTTATTTCTACATATGGACGGTTTTATGCGTTCTATTTATTTCTTTTTTTCTGTTTCTCTCATTATTTTTTGTCAATTTGCTTATTCAAGCACGCTAACTCATTGGGTTCGCCAGGGTAATTCCTTTCCTTTGTACGCTACCCCTGAGCTTGCTTGTAAGGAGTTTGGTTCTTCTGCCGTCCTCTATCAAAACTTTGGTAATAGCGCTTCCTGTTATAACAGCCTCCCTCAATTTGGCGGTTCCTATGTTGGTAGTGTGATTAAGACTTCTTATAGTTGTCCTTTTGGTGACAATGGCACTCAATGCAATGCAAGTTGCGACGCGCCAAGACAGATGGTTGGCGGCCAGTGCATAACACCTTTGCCACCAGGTGGAGAGCCATGCGGTAAGGTCAATTTCATGGGTGGCGAAGTTGATAAGATCACCAACTCTTCCGGTGCCTGCGTTCATCCTTTAGAAGCTGACTTGCCATCTACTTGCAATTATCTTTCAAAGTCAACTCGTACCGGTAGCGTTCCTGTTTCCTTCGGCGATGATGGTGCTCCTACAGCGCCTGATGTCGTTAGGAAGTATGGATGTGTTGCAACGCCGATTTCTGTCGAGCATTGCAAGGCCCCCGCCGTTAAGTCTCATGGTGGTGTTTCTCTTGGCCCTGCGCCTGCGCTTTGCAAGGTCGGCTTAAGTTTCTCTGGCGCTGTTGCTGGCACCGACCCAGTTCCTTTTATCCCACCCGCTGAAAGTGGTAAGCAAGATGGTGTTTGTTATCCAGGCCAGGACTGTAAGCCCAAGGATTTACCGATTAACAGTGAATCAACTCCTTGCAAATATGAATGGGATCAATCTATTGGTGCGCAGGTTTGCCGATCTACTAAGTTCACAGGCAAGCCCGGCGATTACACCGGCTGCGGCACTGGCCCCGATGGTCAATATAAATGCCACGGCACTGCACCTTCTTCTAATGGGATAGACATATCAACTAAGGTCGAGGAAAAATCCAATGCAGATGGCACAACCACTA